CAGCGCGTCTACCAATTCCGCCACATGAGCAGTATTCGCTATTTGCGAATGGAGAATACCAGAGTCGAACTGGTGACTGATGCTTGCAAAGCATCCGTTTTACCACTAAACTAATCCCCCAAAACGGAGAGTGGGCGAGTCGAACGCCCAAGGGCTTTAACACCTCAACGCTTTTCAAGAGCGGTTCCGTCACCAATCGGATTGACTCTCCAGGTATGCTCCTATTATAAAGGAGCAATTTGATTTTGTCAACCCTTAAAAGATAAAGGTGACAAGTGCCGCATAAGCAACAAGAATTCCACAAAGACCACCAATCACTTTGTAGTATTTGCGAATGGGAGTTCCAAAATACTGTTGACCGATCATCAAGCATTTATGAGCGGGGGACAGAAGGTAACCAGCATATTCGGTAGCAAGGAACCAAACAAGATATTTTGGTCCGAAGATTTTGGTGAGAAGAGATGCCATACCAGCATACTTACCAGAAGATCCCATAACCCAAGCAGCAGCGGCAGCAACAACAGAAACTGGCAAAAGCATTTCTGGAGTTGCAGAAGAAAGATATGCTTTCACAGGTCCATTGAGTTGACTGACAATACCACCAAGAGCAAGCACGATAGTTGCGATGATGGCAAACTTACCATCCAACCAGCGACCCCACTTCCAGTCTTTACAAAGGATAGAATAGTAAATCGACATTCCGATAAACCAGGGGAAGAAGAAGATTGCTCCACTCTTACCAGACATAAGAAGGAAGATCACAGTAGCAATCAATGGTGCCCAACCACGAAGAGCACGGATTGGATTGAACTCACGAACGTGTTGAAGAACATCAAGACGATCTGGGTCAACTTTTGAAAAGATATACCAGAAGGTATAACCAATGGTGATAACGAGAGGAATCCAAACATAACCAAGGAAAGTGGCATAAGAGATTCCAAGTGTTGCCATTGGAAGAGCAACCGTCTTTTCCAATGGAGACCACCAGTAATAGTGATGAGTGGAAAGATAATCAATCACACCATAAGCAGAACGCTTTTTCTTGTCTTCGGGTGCGATTGCATCCAGAAGTGGTGCTGATAGGGCAACACGACCAGGAATAGGAAGAACTCCACCAAGAAGTGAAGTAATCATAATCAGAATACGATTATCTTTTACATACTTCTTTGCCAATGAGTAAACATCTTCAAGAACGTGATACTCTCGGATAAAACCTCCGATAATCATAATTCCAAAGATGTAACCCATATAGAGTTCATTCTTTAGAATATCTTCAATCATTCATTTACTCCAAGAACAGCACCAATATTGTCGTCAATATCACGAATCACGGTACGAATATCAACGACTCTTTCAGGAACGCAAGTGGGGTCATAGGTATAACCCTTCTGGGATTCAAAAAGAACTTGACGAATTGCCGCTGCTTGGCGAGCATCCATCTTGATAGTTACTTTCTTTTCTTTACTCACAGATCTCCCTCCACACGGTTTTCAGAATAATAAACATCAAAGGATCCACCAGGATAACGCTTTTCCAGTTTCTGAACGTTGCGAGCAATCACATCGTCGAAGGAAACGCCGAGTGCCATGCAGGCTTGAGCAACGTACCACATAAGATCACCGAGTTCAATAATAAGATGCTCACGGTTATGGTCGTCCCAAGGTTTTCCTTGGAAAACCATTTTCTTGATGATTTCAAGAAACTCCCCACCTTCAGCATTAATACCAACACCTGCAGTAAGTAGTCGCTCAATATTGGCACCCTTCTCATCAAGGGTAACAAGGCGGTCGGAAAGAGCGACAAAATCTGTAGAGGCATCGCTAGTAACCGCATCAACAAACTCTTGATACTTTTCAAAGTCTACTTGTTTAGTCATTCAAATAATTTTGGTATAGGGCAATTATACAACGGATTTAAGGTCCAGTCAAGACCAATATTCAAAGAAGTAAACCTGATTCATTCGATAGGTTTCTCCAAAATAGTCATCGTTACAGATATTAGCACCATGAAGAAATCTCCCGCCATCATATAAAACCATTCGATTATATTTGGGTTTAATTGATTTGAGAAGTTTGTATTTCTCTTTTGGTCTCCACGGATAGTAATGCTCTGAATATTCTTCTGGTGGTTCGTTTTCGGGATCTAGACTTTCATATAGATTTGTTCCTGATTCAGTGTCACCCTTATTCAGATATACAATTCCAGTGTATCCGATATCGGTGTGAGGAGACCAGTAGTGATTTTGATAATCATTGAACTCACTTTTTTTAAAACGAGTTACATTCGTATCAATATCGTTTAGTGCATGAATTTCTTGATCGCAAAGAGTTTGCAGAAAATAATATGCTTCATGAATATCCGAAGATTCTATCTGATGCTTTCTATCTTCAAAATAAATCCCATTATGAGATGGTTTATATTCATCTTCCATTTTCCAAAGAATTGCTTCTTCCTGTAAGAGAAAGTCTACAATCTCATCGGGATTTTGATAGAAATTATCTACAATGTAAATAGCAGAATCATATACGTATTCAGTATTAACATGAAGGTTTTGATTTAACTCAAACATCAGAACTTAAATCCATCAAATGACTTTTTGGGTTTCTTCTCTTCATAATCGTATTCTTCATCTTGCCCCGAATCTAGAATATCATTCTGAGCAGATTGTTCACAATCATAAAGTCGCATCTTGGCACGATCAATACCTACAATGAAACGCTTATAAACAGATAGATCGTTATAACGATTCTTCAACTGCTTCACCATTATCTGACCTAACTGCTCAAGTTCTTCAGTGCTAATAAGGGCAAACATAAGATCAGCAGTAGCAGGGAGACCAAAGGATTCAGAAGTGTCAGTAAGGTCAACGTCACTGCTACCATAACCAGAACGAGTGGTCTGCGTGGCAGAAACGATAGGGACGTTTGCTTCAACAGCCAACCCTCTAAGTTCCTCTGCAATAGACTTAATATAGCTATATGAATTGATAGAACCATTCTGCCTATAGCGGGAGGAAGCACATATATTAAGGTAATCAATGAAAATAATATCAGGTCTAAATGACTTCTTAAGTGCAAGTTCATTAAGAAGTGCCTTAAAGTGTCCACTATGTGCGGAAGCAGTTGGGTACTCTTTAATTATAAGAGAACCCTGAGTCTTCTTGGCAAGTTTAGTAACCTTGTTTTCAAAGGTTGTTTTGGGAAGATCAGTTAGATCTTGGATGTTGACATTGAGAAGGTTTGCATCAATACGTTCAGCAATTTTCTCCTCTGCCATCTCCATTGTAATGTAAAGCACATTGTGTCCGTTAAGCAAACAGGCGCTAGCCATATGACACATGAAAAGAGACTTACCAACACCTGTCCCAGCAAGAGCGACATTAAGAGTCTTGTTAGGAAGACCGCCTTTCGTAATCTTATTAAAGTATTCGAGATCAAACGGAATACGATCTTCCTTACGGTGATATGAGTCATAGCGTTCCTGATAATCTTCAAGATAATTGTGACCGATGTGATTATCAAAAGATACTGCTAGAGCATCAGAAAGAATGGATGGAATTGCATCACGATTCTTCTTTTCATCATTACCATCTGCAATATGGATTGATTCCATCAGTGCCAAATAAATGGCGCGATCACGACACCACTTTTCGGTAGTGTCAAGTAACCATTGATGATCTACGGGAGAATCATCAAAAGACGATGTAATCTCCCGCGATTCTTTGACTTCGGTTTCCGAGAGATCTGTGCGATTCTCTAGTTCAATACGAAGTGCTTCTGTGGTGATTGCAGCACCATACTTTACAATAAATTGAGTAATCTCCTCAAAAATAACTTTTTCAGATCTTTGTTCGAAATAATCTGGTTCAATGAAAGGAATTACCTTTCTAGAATATTCTTCATTATATACAAGGTTTCTGAGAATAGTAGTCTCAATTCGTTCCATATGAATAGTGTTGTTTCGCGGCAGCATCAAGTTGCTGCATTACTTCTGGAGTGAAATACTGTTCTGGGTCTTTGAGAATTTGTTTGGCATAGACTTTTTTGCCATCGATTTCATAGCGTCCTGCGACATTCTTCCAGAGACCGCCCAGTTCACCGAGTTCAAGAAGACCATAATAACGATCAAGACCACGCTCATCGTAAAACAAACGTACCGTAACATCTTGGTTCTCCTTACTTAAACGTGACTTAGCAGTCTTAGCCTTGATAAGGTTTCCGACGATTTCAGTTCCGTCTTTTT